ATGTAGCTGTAGAATCGTTTTGCAATAGAATGTCTAAGCCATAAGTCCAAGACAAATACGTTAGATTACCTTTACGTTCTGTAAACTCGTTGACGTTAATTTGACGCAACTCACTAAAAGTTTTACGTTTATCCATTTTTTCTAGTTCTTTCACAAAATTAGTCATTTAATTGTCCATTTCTTTTTCAGCTTGTATTCTTGCAAACTTTTCACGAGATTCCATTGATATGCACCATAACAAACGGCCTAGTTTTTCAAAGTCTTTGTTTTGCAAGTATTCTTCAATAGACTGTGCTTGTTCTGCTGTTGCTGAATAAATGTCTTCACTAAAGTTTTCAAATAAACAGCAGTTATAGTCATCATTGTGATACAACAAATCTTTGACTCGTTCTTCAAATGCGTCTTCATCAACGTATTCAGAATCGTCATTAGTAAGCCAAGCATCGTAATTAGATTTTAGATATTGGTCGTACATTACAGACCTCCAGTCTTGATAATCCAAACGGTCAATGGAATAACAAACATCAATGTACCTAGTATGAGTGCTTCTATAAATGTTTTCATATACTTTCTCTTTCTTCAATTAATTAATAAATTTACTGCATAAGTAATACTATACACTAAAATAACCACAAATCAACACTTTTATAAAAATATTTTATAGGTGTTTACACTAATAATAAATGTAGTAAAATGTGCTAGTATTACAAAAAAAAGGAGTTTTACATGGACATTTATACAGAATTAAAACTTGAGTTTGGTTCTTTATACCGACTGGCGATGCTTTTAGGTATTAGAGAAACGGCTATTTATCAATGGAAAGCTAGGTGTAAAGGTATTCCAATTAAGCATTTAAGAAAAATAGTTGAATTGTCAGATGGTAGATTAACTAGAGAAATGCTTAGACCTGATATTTTTGGAGAATGAAATGTTAAATATTATTAAAGCTATTGATTTTGATTCAAAAATTTTAGATGAATTTAATGTCAATCAGTTCAAAATTGACGATGATGTTTTGATATTAACGCATGGTGGTTATAACTATGAAATTCCATTAATTGAGCTTAAAGATGCTAAAAAAGCAATATTTTGGATACGTCAAGTTGAACAAAAAACATGGCTTGATAGAAATGAATTATCAAAATTTATACAAATAATTTGTCTTTTGAATGGAATTTAATTGATGCCAGACAGATTAATTCGAGATGAACTTCTCAATTCAGAAAGATATTGGTCAGTTTCTGATGAAGCAAAACTTCTTTACATTCATTTGATTTTATCGGCTGATGATACAGCTCGTTATTCAGGTAAAAATTTTACGCTGCGAACAAGGTGTTTTTCTGGTCGTGGAATGGAATCAAATCGTATGGAAATTTTACTTACAGAACTTGTTGACCAGGATTTAATTAGACTTTATTTTGTAAATGATGAAAGGTTTATTTTTATACCAAGATTTAAACAAAGATTACGATTTGTAAATAGTAAGTATCCTGAACCACCTAATGAAATCAATGACATAGTGATTAAAAAGACAGACTTAAGTCAGACTAAAGACAGTCCTAAGACAGACTCAAGTCAGCAGAAGAGAAGAGAAGAGAAGAGAAGTAATACATACACGAGTGAGTTTGAGTTATTTTGGAAAGCATATTCAAAGTTTGTAGGTAAAAGTGTTGCTTTTAAAGAATGGAATAAGTTAAAACCTAATGCTGAACTTATAAAAATAATTGTTGAAAAAGCAAAAGCTCAAACTATTGCAATACCTGAACCTAAATATCGTAAAGATGCTGAACGATGGATTCGTGATAGAAGATGGGAAGATGAATTAACTACAAAAGTAGCAAGTGAAGATATTTTTGAATCATTGAGGAGACCAGTATGATTGGTGAAAAAGAAGCATTTTTACATTTGTATCGTGGAAATAACTTTAAAGGCATATTTTTAATCGTTGGTGATAAACCTCGATGGTTTAATCCTAATGACCAAGATTTTTCTATGCCAAGTATCTTTACAGAACAAAACAGACCTAAACCATACGATTGTGGTTTCTTTAAAGATCAAACAATACACCTAATTCAGTCTAAAACGGCTTCAGACGAGTTTTTTTTCACTTGGTATACCCATATGCTCACTTTAAAAACAAAAACGCTTCTAGCGTTGGATTCGGAGAATGAACTTTATGTTAGTTGACATAGATTTAAACAAATACGCAGAGTATTCAGAAATACGCAGTTTAGTAAATGAAAAATCGGATTTTGAGAATGAAATTTATGATTATTTCAAAACTAGGCAACTTGGAATTTTAGGTGATAAATTGCCTTTTCCTAATGCCGATCAAAAAATAGGATTTAGACGCAAGGAAATAACTGTTTTAGCTGGAGTCAATGGTCATGGAAAATCTTTAATACTTGGACAAATAGCACTAGACATTGTGAATAAAGGTTCAAAAATATTAATGGCATCGTTAGAAATGCCACCAGTATCAACTTTAGCAAGAATGGCCAGACAAGCAACTGGAGTCAATATTCCTAATAAACATCAAATAAATCAGTTTATGAAATGGAAATTAGACCATTTTTACTTGTTTAATCATGTTGGAAGCCTAGAGATCTGGCAAGTTATTAGTTTGTGTAGATATGCTTCTATTGAACTTGGTGTAACTCACGTCATTATTGATTCTTTGACTAAATGCACAAAAGGAGAGACTGATTACGATGGTCAAAAAGACTTTATGAATCAGTTATGTGAAGTAGCAAAAGAAATGAATATTCATATTTTCTTAGTTCACCATGTCAGAAAAGGAAACGATGAGACTGAAACGGCTAATAAATTTGATTTAAAAGGTTCAGGCTCAATATCTGACCTTGTAGATAACGTAATGATTATTTCTAGAAACATAAAAAAAGAACGTGAAACGGAAAGAAATTTGATTGCTGATAATTCTGTACCTGATGCTGCATTAATTGTTTCTAAGCAACGTCATGGCGATTGGAACGGTACTTTAGGACTATGGTTTGATAAGAAAAGTCAGCAATTTACCGAGAGTTTTCAACAACCTATTATTAATTACTTGGAGGAATGATGTTAGTTCTTCCTATAAAAAATGAGGAAACTTACGAATGGTTATTAAAAAAACACTATGCAAAACGTATTCCACAAATTATGTATGCTTTTGGTTTATATAAAGATAATATTTTAGTAGGTGTAATTACATATGGAATACCTGCTAGTCCATCATTATGTATGGGTATTTGTGGAAAAGAATATTCTGACAAAGTTTTAGAATTAAATCGAGTTTGTTTATTAGAAAATGATAAAAATCAAGCTAGTTATTTAGTCGCTAATTCAATTAAATTACTTCCAAAACCTACCATTATTGTTTCTTATGCTGATACAGAACAAGGACATATAGGTTATGTTTATCAAGCTACTAATTTTATTTATACAGGTTTATCAGCTAACAGAACTGATTGGACTGTTAAAGGTTTAGAACATAAACATAGTAAAACCATTAGTGATGGCATGACATTAGAATCCATTAAAGAAAAATATGGTGATGATTTTTATTACACAGAACGCAGTAGAAAACATCGTTACATTTATTTTCATGGCACAAAAAACGATAAAAAAATATTAAATTCAAAACTTTTATATAAATCTGAACCATATCCCAAAGGCGATACAAAAAGATATGACTCTGGTGGCAAAGTAGCAACTCAATCATTATTATTTTAAGGAAATAAATGGAAAATCCTAATAAAGTAGTGGAATTTTTACTTAAAAACGCTGGTAAATACGCAAAAGCTAAATCCGAACGTATATATCTTGACGAATTTAGACGTTCAAAACGTGCTTTATTGATGCAAGATGCTGAATTACATGGATATGAGACAAGTGCAGCACAAGAACGTCAGGCATATTCACATCCTGAATACATACAATTGCTAGTAGGATTAAAAGAAGCAATTTCAATAGAAGAAAAATTAAGGTGGCAATTAATTGCTGCACAAATTAAAGTAGACATATGGCGGACTGAACAAGCAAACAATCGTTTTATAGAAAAGGCAACTTTATGATTACAAAAGAATATTTGCAAGATAGATTTGAATATAGAAATGGTAATTTTTATAGAAAATTTGATAGTAAGTCAAAGCCCAAAAAAGGAGATGTTGTAGGGAGTAAAAATAAAGGTGGTTATATAGAAACTCGATTATTTAACAAACAATATAAATTACATAAATTGATTTGGTTATATTTTTATGGATATTTACCAAAATATATTGATCATATTAATGGTGTAACTTATGACAATAGAATTGAAAATTTAAGAGAAGCAAATCATTCTGAAAATATGATGAATACAAAAATGAGAATAACTAATAAAACAGGAATTAAAGGAGTTAATTGGCATAAAGCATCAAATAAATGGACAGTTCAATTAATGGTTAATCAAAAAAAGAAATATTTTGGCATTTATGATGATATTGAATTGGCAGAATTGGTAGCAATTGAAGCTAGAAATAAATATCATGGCGAATTTGCAAGACACAATTAAGGAAAATTATGACAAATCATCCATTTTCAATTTTATTGCATTTAATTAAACAATATGAGATTGCTTGTAAAGAACTTGATTCTGTACGAGCTTATGAAATTGCTGTAGATATAAGTGATATAGCACTAAAATTAGAACAATTTGCACAAAATTTGACAAATAACCATGACTAAATCAGAAAAGGAGCATTATGGCAAAGTTGCACGACTGGGATGTATATTGTGTAAATCCGTACTTGGCTACGATGATACACCATGCGAAATCCATCATATCAGACGGCTGGGAGGAAAAAGAAAGCTCGCAAATGTCATTGGACTCTGTCCAGAACATCACAGAGGCAATAGTGGTGTTCACGGACTTGGGCGAAAAGGATTTGA